ACACCGAGGCCGGCGCGGTCCCGGAGAAACGCGGCGAGGAGATCCGCGGCGTCGGCATCCCCCACAGTGAAGGCCCCGGTATCGCCTTCGCCGTCCACACGCCGTCCGGTATTCCTGCCGCGGTCGCCGTCGGCAAGAAGCAACAGATCGCCGCCGCCCTCGGTGTGCACTCCGACTGGATCGACCTGTCCGTCGGCAGCGTCGAAACCCTGCTGCAGATCTGGGTAGCCAGCGAGGACCCGTTCGCCAGCGCCCACGTCTCCCCGCTCATTGGGCACAAGGGGGCCCTCGACTTGTGGAACGAGGGGGCCCCCATCGCCTTCGGGAAGCGCGGTAACACCGTATGGCTCCGCGTCCGCGACACCATGATCCTGGTCGGTGGTGCCACACGTCGCGGCAAGGGCGTGTTCATCGCCAACCTCAACTTGGGCGCCGCTAAGGACGTGCGGGTCAACCTGCGGCTGTTCGACGGCAAGGCATCCGGCGAGCACAACGCGTCCGCGCGGATCCTCGCCACGTTCGTCAAGAAGAACCCGGAACGGCTGGCCTTGTTCCTGCGGGCCGTTCTGGAGGACATGGACCGCCGGGCCGACTTTCTCGACGAGCGTGGCAAGGCGAAGCTCACAGAGGATCTCATCGACGAGATCGGCGGCATCGAACTCATCGACATCGACGAGCTGGCCACCTATACCGCGAAGTTCACCAGCCCCTTCCGAGACGAGATCATCGAGAGCTTGTGCCAGATTGCCGCTGTCGGCGCGAGCCTAGGCGTGCTGCTGGTGTGCGCCACCCAGGTGCCCGAGGTCGACGTCGTGCCGGCGCGGCTGCGGCAGAACCTCATCTCCCGGGCGTCCATGAACACGGAGTCGCCGCAGGCCTCGAACACGATCCTCGGCGACGGCATGGCTGGCCAGGGCTACGACGCGTCGTTGATTCCGCTCAACCAGCCGGGCCGGTTCTGGTTCAAATCGCCAGACCTTGGCACTGTCTCCCTGCGCAGCTTCTTCATTGACGACGACGACAAGCCGCCGATCATTGCCGACGCCTACGAGTTGCGGAAGGCTGCGGGCCGGCTGCCTGGTCAGTGGCGCGACCCGATCGAGGAGAGGCTGATCGCCTGGACCGGAGTCTCGTCGGCAGCAGGCGGGGAGCGCGGCAACGGGCGCATCGTCCGCGTCACTCTGCTGGAGCGGCTGGAGGCGATCGCCCGCGCGACCGGCCGCGGGGGAGCGAGCAACGCCGAGGTGTTCGCCGCGCTTGCGGCCTCGAACCCGGCCAAGTATTGCCGCCAGGACGGTGAGACAGACCGCGGCTGGACCACCCGCGTCGGCAAGATCCTCAAGGACGAGATCGAGAGCCTCGGTGTCGACCTGGACGTAAAGCGGGTCCCCGGCCCCGACGGAGAGCGCACCCCCGGCTACCTCCTCTCCGACATCACTGCCGCCCGGAATGTCCACAGTTGAGGTCTGACACAGGTCTGCCCTCACCTGGATAACCGCAGGCCGCAGGTCTGACACAGGTCTGCCAGGGCCAGCCAGCCAGCCACCCCAACGGCAGGACGTGTCAGACCTGCGGCAGACCTCCCACCTGCTGCTTTACCGCCCGTGACAGACCTCAGACAGACCGAAAGGAGGCCCAAATGCTCACCCTGAAGATCCAGTCCATGACGATCAACGGGCACCCCTATCTGTGCCCCGAGTGCGCCTCCGAGGCCTTCACCCTCGACGGCACCGGATGGATCGACGCCTTCCCCGTCCGCGGCAACTGCTGGCAGTCCCACAGCTGGGAAGAACCCCTCATCACCCTCGGCGACCTCAAGCAGATCCAGGCCGCCCGCACCGGCCGACAGCGCGCCGAGGACGACGACACCTTCCACATCGTCATCGGCGGCGCCGTCCTCGCCGGCACCCTCCACCCCGACGTCACCCCCGACGACATCAAGCGGGCCGTCCGCGACGTGTACTGGCGGCGGATCATCAAGCCCGCCGTCCGCAAGCGGAGGAACGCCGCGAAGCGGGCTGTGAAGCGGGCCGTGAAGCAGCCGATCAAGCAGGCGGTGCGCGCCGCCCAGGGAGCCGCCTCCGACACCGTTGCCGCCGCCCAGGCCGCCGCGATCGGAGCCGACTGGAACCTGCGCACCGGCGGCGGCGACCCCGACCCCGACTACACGCCCGAACCCGTCAACGCCTGCCCGTTCTGCGACGACGGCTACATCCAGCTCGACACCCACCTGCACGCCACCACCCGCGTCCGCTGCTCCGTGTGCCACGGCACCGGCGAAATCGACTAGGAGAACCCGCCCATGATCGAGCCCCGCACCCCCGTCAGCGAGGAGGTGGCCGAGCAGGAAGCCCGCCGACTCATCCACGACGCCTACCAGCCCACCGCAGTCCGCATCGACGACCCCACCATCCCCTCCTACAAGGACGGGCCGCGTGTCGGCACCACCGCGCCCGTCCCGCAGCCCGACGCCCGCATCGTCCCGCAGTGGGCCCTCGGCCTTGCCGTCGCCTCCGTCGGTGTTGGTGCCGGATCCACTGGACTCGGCTGTGCCGCCTGGCTGTTCTTCCGAGGCCTGTCCATGGTGAGCGTGCCCAGCCTCGAACGGTTCGCGTGGATCGTAATCGCCCCCTTCGCCGGTGCCGCCATGCTTTTCACGGCCATCGGCGGCCTCGTCAGCAAAGCCAAGCGGGCGACGGTGCCCGAGGAGCACCACCACCACTACACCGGGCCCGTCCAGCAGGAGCACCACACTGACCAGCGGCGCGCCGTCTGGCAGAAGGACGTCATCAAGTAGCCACAGCGCAGCCCCACACCCCCACGTGGCCCCGGCCGGGATCGTCTCCGGCAGGGGCCGCTGTCATGCCCCGCCGCTGTCAACACCGCCATGCACACTGGTCGCAGAGCCACCGCTTCCCGCACCCGCCGCCGAGGAGCCACCGTGCACGACCAGCCCACCCCCGCCGAGTCCGACTACACGTGGCCGACCTGTGCCGCCTGCCCCCGGCCGCTCCGTCACGACGAACTCGGCCGCGCCTCCTGCCGCCTGTGCCAGGACCGCGCCGACGATGCGCTCCGTCAACTTCCCGGACCCGGCGGCCTGTACGCGCAGCTCGCCACACGGCTCGCCCCCGGCCGCGGTGGGGACAGCGTCGTCGTCACCGCCTCCCGCACCGCACCCCTCCCGCTACGGCTGGAACCCCTCAGCCTCCTGGCCCGCGGGGGAGTGGTCACCATCCTCCAGACGTGGCAGATCGACTGGCACGAGCAGCTGGGCTGGCGGCACCCCCGCTGGACAGGCGGCCTGCAACAGCAGTGCGACGAAGCCGTAAAGGCCCTCCGGAACAACCTCGAATGGGCGGCCAGCAGCCACCCCGCATTCGGAGAATTCATCCAGGAGGTCACCTCGCTGGTCCGGCAGTGCGAACAGCAGATCACCGGCGAACGCCAGGAGCGGCCCATCTCCGTGGCCTGCCCCTGCGGCGCCATCCTCCGCATCACCGTGTCCACGCCCGGGAAGCGTTGCCACGGTTGCAACACCCAATACGACCGCGGCGAAGTCCTCGACCTGCCGCTCGCGGACCGGGCCGCTGCGTAACTACCCCGTCACGCACAGGGCTTGTGCTTGCGCACGTGATCGCGATATGTCACAGTGCCCTCATCCGGATACGCGTGTGTCCGCAGCTACTACAGCCCCCAGCTTCCGGCCGGGGGCTTTCTGCATGTCGGGGGTATGTATGAGCGTCACCGACCTGTACCCCGAAGACCTCGTCTTCGAGCACGAAGCATCGGCCGCAACCGGCATACCCGGCCCGGTGATCCGACAGTGGGCCAGGCGCGGCAAAGTCCGCCGCTTCCCAGGCCGCCCCGGTGAATACTCCGGCCAAGGCCACGAATACAAGACGCTGTACGCCCTGCCCGACGTGAAGGCCCGAGCCGCCACCTACCGGCCCATGCCGCAACGCGCCCGCCGCGCTGCCTGATCTCCCGTCGCCCGGTCGTCCCCCCGTCACGGGCGGCGGGACTCCAACGTCCGCCGCCTGGCGTCCGAGGCTGGAGAGTCTCACGCGGGAACACGGGCCCGCAGGGTGCGCAGCGCCAGGCGGCGGACACCACGTCACAACACGGCCACACACGTCCCAACCGGCCCCCACGCGACGGATGATGCTCCCTCAGCCACAGAAGTCCTTGGGGGGACCATGCACGTCCGCAGAGCCGCCTGCACCGCCCTGCTCCTGGCAGCCACCGCCACCGCATGCAGCAGCAGCGACGAACCCGACACCATCCGCGTCACCGTCACAAAGACCGCGCCCGCCACAACCAGCAGCCCGCCGCCCAGCCCGGCCGACAGCACGCTGAAGATGGGCGCCACCAAGACCATCGACGACGACGCCAACAATGTCCACATCACCATCCAGGCCCTGGCCTACGAGCAGCCCGTCAAGGGCACGCAACCCCAGAAGCCCGACGCCGCCCTAGGCGGAGACACCTGGTCCACGGTCAACGTCAAGGTCTGCAACGTCAGCGGGCCCAACATCAACGTCAGCCAGACCCCCTGGTCCCTCGCCTACGCCGATGGCACCAGCGTCGAGACCACCGGGCTCAGCGGCGGCGACATGCCCAAGCCCGAGTTCCCCATGGACAAGGCCGTCAAGGCTGGCCGCTGTGCCGCGGGCCTCATCGCCTTCCCCGTAGAGGGCAGCAAGACGCCGGTGCGCGTCGTCTACGAGCCCGACGGCACAGAGCCCACCGAGTGGGCGGTCACCGCGTCCTGATGTGAGGTGGCGCCCGTGGCTGGCAACCCCCGCAACGGGCGCCCCTACCGCAGACTCGTCGACTGGCTCCGCTCCCAGCAGCTGCCGTGCTGGCTGTGCGGCCACAACATCGGCTACGAGCTCGACGCCCGGCATCCGCTCAGCTTCACCCTCGACCACGAGGTGCCGCTGTCGAAGGGCGGGAACCTGCTCGACCCGGCCAACGCGAGGGCCGCACACCGACGGTGCAACAGCAGCCGCGGCAACCGCACCACCCGGCCCAAGGTGGCGCCGCGGCGATCCTCACGGAGGTGGTGACCATGTCGCCAGGTACTGCGAGTTACCAGCGCACTGCCCGTTGGCTGCACCGGAACGGCATCGCCCGAACCATCAGCAGCACCAGCAGCACGAGCCGCCCCGACGTCGACTACCTGATGGAGTCACGAGGCTGGACGCCACGCTGGCTAGTCGTGTGGGCGGCCCGCAAGAACTTCGCCCGGACGTACACCAGCAGTTCAGGCCAGCTCCGACTGGCGCAGGTCAGACGCCACGACACGGCAGCCGACGGAAGTCGGCGCTGGTCCCTGCGATGGAGCCCCTGCCGCGCGAGGTGACCCTGCGTGCTGTACGTCGTCACCGGCCCGCCGGCCGCAGGCAAGTCCAGTTGGATCGACGCACACGCCAAGGCCAGCGACATCGTGATCGACCTCGACCGCATCACGTCCGCGCTGACCGGGCCAGGCGCACCGCAGTGGAACCAGCACCCACTCCACCTGAGGGTCGCTCACCGTGCCCGGTACGCAGCCATGGACGCAGCCTTCGAACTACTCGACCAGTGCGACGTCTACCTGATCCACACCATGCCCAACGGCAAAGCGATGGCGAAGTACAAGCGACTGAAGGCACGCATCGTGACCGTGGACCCAGGCCAGGACATCGTCATGCAGCGCATCAAGGCGATGCGGTCCGTCGACATGGAGCGGGTCGCGACGCGCTGGTACAACGCCCGACGCAGGCTGCCGCATGAGGCGATGCCCCAGGCGTCCAGATCCTGGTGACCTCCGATCACGGCTGGTGAGGACGGCCTCTCGCAGTCGCCGGCCGCACTCGCCGACCTGAAGTGATCACGGTCAATGGGGGAGGGCTGGGTCGAAAGTTCGGCTTGAAACCGGGCGACCCAAACGCCCTTGTCGCCCGATTTTTTGCGCGGCCAAATCCAAAGCCCTAATCCGGCGAAGCGAACGCCAGCGATTTAGCGGACGTCACTCTGTGTGATGTGACTGTGTGTCACGACCGGGGGTGATCATGAGCGGACTCGTCGACAAGATCGAAGCCGAACTCGAAGATCTCCACGCGCACGAGACTTCCCCAGGTATGGCGGCCGTCGCTGTCGAGCTCGCGAAGGCGATCGTCGAATCGGACGCTCCCACCGCCAAGGCGGTTGTCGCCGAAAAGCTACGCACGATCATGGCCGACCTCCGCAAGCAGGCCCCCGTCGAGTCGAAGGGGGATGCCGTCGATGACATTGGTGAGCAGCGAAAGAAGCGCCAAGCAGCAGCCCGCAAGCAGGCGGCCGGACAGTGACGACGGCCCGATCTATGGCTGGCAGCAGCCTCCGGTCGAGACCGTGCCGCCGTCGGCGTCCAGTGCCGGCCAGGAGGCCATCGACCTTGCCGCGCGCGCGGGCCTGAAGCTGGATCCGTGGCAGCAGTACGTGCTCCGCCGCGGGATGGGCGAGAAGCCGGACGGCTCTTGGGCCGCGTTCGAGTGTGCCGTCAACGTCCCCAGGCAAAACGGCAAGGGCGGGATCATCGAGGCCCGCGAGTTGTGGGGCCTGTTCATCGGTGGCGAGCAGCTGATCCTGCACAGCGCGCACGAGTTCAAGACGGCGAAGGCCGCGTTCAAGCGCATCGAGCGCCTCATACGGGCATGCCCTGACCTGCATAAACGCGTAAAGGCGTACCGGTACACGGTTGGCGAGGAGTCGATCGAGCTGCACTCGGGGCAGGTGCTGCGGTTCATCGCCCGCTCGAAGGGTTCGGGGCGCGGGTTCACCGGCGACTGCAACATCCTCGATGAGGACATGATCCTCGGTGACGACGCGATGGACGCGCTGCTGCCGACCATGGCGGCCGTCGCCAACCCGCAGATCTGGTATCTGGGCAGCGCCGGTATCGGTGCCCCGTCTGTACAGTTGGGCCGTCTGCGGCGGCGGGCCCTGGCCGCGATTGAGGCGGGGGCGCCGGATCCGAGCTTGGCGTACTTCGAATGGTCCGCGGACCTGCACTTGGACGAGTGTCCGAACGACTGCGCGGCTCACGACGATGCGGCCTCGGACGAGGCGGTCCTGAAGGCCAATCCGGCGGTCGGTTACCGGCTCACCTTGGACAAGGTGCACAACGAGCGGATGACGCTCAGCCCGGCCGGCTACGCCCGTGAGCGCCTCGGTGTGGGTGACTATCCGTCGGATGGGGCGGACACGTGGCAGGTCATCGGTGAGGACGCGTGGCGGGCCCTGGCGGCTGCGGAGTCCACGCCCAGCGACCCGGTGGCGTTCGCGATCGATATGACGCCGGAGCGGTCGCATGCGGCGATCGCGGTGGCGGGAAAGTGGCGTGGTGGGACGCACGTTGAGGTGGTGGATCACCGGCCGGGGACGGGCTGGATCCTGGACCGGGCCGCTGAGTTGCATGAGAGGTGGCGTCCGCGCTGCTGGGTCGTTGACGGGGGTGGCCCTGCGGGGTCGCTGATCGCGGACCTGGAGGAGCGTCTGGGTGTCGAGGTGGTGCAGCCGAAGGCCCGTGAAGTGGCGGCGGCCTGCGGGCGGTTCTACGACGCAGTGACCGAGCAAACGCTGTCCCACTTGGATCAGGCGCCGCTGGCGGCGGCTCTGGCGGGCGCGCAGAAGCGTCCGCTCGGGGATGCGTGGGCGTGGGCCCGGCGGATTGTGTCGGTGGACATCAGCCCGCTGGTGGCGGCGACGCTCGCCAAGTGGGGGCTCGGCGCAGAGATCGAGGAGCCGGAAGGGGCGCCGAACCTATGGTGACGCTGGCCTGGCTGTCGTTCGAGGTGGTGTGCCTGCTGGTCGCCCTGCTGGGGCTGTGGATCATCTTTCCTCCTGCGGCGATGATCGTGGGCGGTGTGGCGGGTGCGGTGGCCGCTGAGCGGGCGATGTCCGAGCGGGGCGAGGCGCGACGCAAGGGGGCCCGGCGGTGAGCCTGTTCGGGCTGTTTGATCGACGCGCCTCTGTGGAGAACCCGGCGGTGCCGTTGACGTCGCCATCGCTCACGACGCTCCTGTCGGGGGCGCCGCCCCAGTCGGGTGTGGCGGTGACGGAGACGAGTGCGCTGCACATGCCGGCTGTGTGGCGGGCCGTCGCGGTGATCGCGAACGTGTCGGCGTCGCTGCCTCTGCATTCGTACAAGGCCAACACGAAGGATCGTGTGTCGGTTCGGTTGCTGGATGATCCGCATCCGGAGCTGACGAAGTTCGAGCTGTGGCGGCTGGTGTACGTGCACCGGCTGCTGTGGGGCAACGCCTACCTGCAGAAGGTTCGCAACGTGGCCGGGCAGATCGTGCAGCTGTGGCCGATCCGCCCGGACCGGGTGAGGGTGGACCGGGAGAAGCCGAGCGAGGCGAATCCGGGCGGAAAGGTCTTCTGGATTCGCGACGACAGCGGTGTGGTGCAGCGCCGGACGACCGCCGAGATCCTGCATCTGCCGGCGCTCGGCTATGACGGTCTGACGGGCTGCTCGCCGATCCGTGCGGCAGCGGAGGGCATCGGGCTGGGGATTGCCGCGGAGAAGTCCGCGGCCCGCTTGTACGGCTCTGGCAACATGATCTCTGGGGTACTGCAGACGGAGCAGCGGCTGAACGCCGAGCAGGCTGCTCAGTTGAAGGCGTCCTGGAAGGCGAAGCTGTCGGGGATCGAGTCGGCGCACGACATTGCGGTGCTGGACTCTGGCGCGAGCTTCCATCCGGTGACGATGCCGTACAAGGACTCGCAGTTCCTGGAGTCGCGCCAATTCCAGATCACTGAGATTGCCCGCATGTTCGGCGTGCCGCTGTATCTGCTGATGGAGACACAGAAGTCCACGTCATGGGGGACGGGTCTGGAGCAGCAGGCGCAGGGCTTTGTGACGTGGGATCTGGCGCCGACGTGGCTGACGCCGACGGAGCAGCGGGTGACGAAGGAGCTGCTGCCGAAGACGCAGTACGCCAAGTACCAGCTGGGCGGTCTGTTGCGCGGCGACAGTGCGGCCCGCGCGGTGTTCTACCGGGCGATGCGGGACACGGGCGCGTTCTCGGCGAACGACATCCGCGACCTGGAAGAGCTTCCGCCGATCGAGGGGCCGGAGGGCGACATGTACCTGCAGCCGATGTCGATGGCGCCGCTGGGGTCCGATCCGACCGAGTCCGACACCAACACCGATGCTCCACCGCAGGAAGGCGGCAGCGATGTCCAGGATTGAGGAGCGGCGTGACCTCGCCCTGGCCGTGGCCGGGGTGCAGTTGCGGGCCGCCGACGACGAGCAGAAGGCGCACCGCTTTGGCGGGCACGCCGCCGTGTTCAACGAGCGCACCGCGATAGGCAATCCCCTGACCTGGGGGTTCTATGAGGAGATCGCGCCGGGCGCGTTCAGTAAGACCCTCACGGAGGGCGATGCCCGGTTCCTCGTCGACCACGACACTCGGCTCGTCGTGTCCCGGGTCTCGGCCGACTCGCTGCGCCTGTCGCAGGACAAGGCTGGCCTGGCCGTGGATGCGGACCTCGATGTCCGCCTGTCCTACGTTGCGGACCTGGTCGTGAACCTGGAGAACAAGAACATCACAGGGATGAGCTTCGGGTTCCGCGTCGTGAAGGACGACTGGGAGACGGTCAGCGTCTCCACGTCCGAGGGCGACATGGAGGCCGAGCTGCGCATCATCCGCGAGGTGCAGCTGTTCGAGGTCAGCGCCGTCACCTTCCCCGCCTACGAGGGCACCGACGCCGCCCTGCGGTCCGTCGGTGTCGCCCTGGCCGCCCGCGGCGACGCTGCCGCGTTCGACCGCCGGGCCGAGCACCGGCCCGAACTTCTCGACTTCCGCCACGAGCCGGCCGCTGCTGCGGCCACTCGGGACAGCGACGCAACCCAGCCGGGAGAGACCACTGGGGGCCGTCAGGCGATGCGCATGAAGGCGCTCGCCGCCCGCTACCGCCTGGCGCGGTAGCAGCTCTCACACCCATCCCTCAGCCCCTGCCGACCTGGCGTGGGGCTATCTGTGCTGGAGGCAGCATGCCCACCCTTCAGAGCCTGCTGGACAAGCGGGCCAGCGCCTGGGACAAGGCGCAGGAGTTCCAGAACCGTGCGGCGTCCGAGGAGGAGATGTCCGCTGAGGACCGCTCCGCCTGGGACGCGGCGCTCGCCGACGTCGAGCGGCTGTCGGCGGACATCGAGCGTGAGGAGCGGCACCAGCGTGCCGAGCGTCTTGCCGCCGTCGACTACGACCAGGTCATCGACGGCCGCGGCGACACCCAGGAGGAAGAGGAGGCCCGCGCCCGTCACGGCGGCGTCGAGGGCGTCGAGGCGTACAGCAACGCCTGGCGCTCGTGGCTGCGCGACGGCACCCAGGACCTGACCTCAGAAGAGCGCACCGTACTGCGCTCGGGATGGGTCGACGGCAAGGAACTGCGCGCCCAGGGCGTCGCCACCGGCGCGGCCGGCGGCTACGTTGTGCCGCCCGCGTTCCGCGCCAAGATGGTCGAGACGATGAAGTTCTACGGCGCCATGCGCCAGGTCGCCGAGACCATCACCACCGAGTCCGGTGTGACCCTGCCGTGGCCGACGAACGACGACACCGGCAACGTCGGTGCGATCCTCGCCGAGAACACGCAGGTCACCGAGCAGGACGTGACGCTCGGCCAGCAGGACATCGGTGCATACATGTACACGTCGAAGCTGGTGCGGGTTTCCCTGCAGCTGCTGAACGACGCGGTCCTCGACTTCGAGAACTGGCTGGCCCGCAAGCTGGGTGAGCGCATCGGCCGCATCCAGAACACGCACTTCACCACCGGTACGGGCACCGCTCAGCCGGAGGGTGTGCAGACCAACGCCACGGTCGGCAAGACGGGCGCGACCGGGCAGACCACCTCGATCACCGGCGACGATCTGATCGACCTGGTGCATTCCGTGGACCCGGCCTACCGCAACTCCGGCCGCGTCCAGTTCATGCTGGCCGACTCGACCCTCGGATCGGTTCGCAAGCTGAAGGACGGCAACAACAACTACCTGTGGCAGCCGTCGGTGCAGGCGGGCGTCCCGGACCGGGTGCTGGGCTACAGCTACGTCGTCAACCAGGACATGCCGGCCATGACGGCGAACGCGAAGAGCGTCCTGTTCGGCGACTTCTACGCCGGATACCTGATCCGCGACGTGCAGGACGTGCAGACGCTGCGCCTGGCGGAGCGGTACGCGGACTACCTGCAGGTCGGGTTTCTCGCCTTCGCCCGCGCGGACGGCACCCCGCAGGATGCCGCCGCGATCCGCGCCTACAAGAACTCGGCCACGTGACAGAGAGGAGCGTGGTCATGGCGACCACCCCGAAGAAGGACACCACGACCCCCGTCTCCGACACCGGTGTCCTGCAGGACAAGCCGACACCGGCGGCGGCCGAGCACGGCGACCACGACCGTATCGTCATGGCCTCACGTCGTGCGGACGGCTCGATGGCGCAGACGCGGCCCGAGTTCATCGGCGACAAGGACATCGCGCTCGGCGCCGCCAAGGAGCAGCTCGCACAGCAGGCCGCGTCTGCCGTCGATGTTGCGGCGCGCGGCGTCACCGCCAACCCGGACGGTGTCGGCGACACCGAGCCGGACGCCGAGGTGAAGGCGCTGAAGGACGCCCAGGACGCGGCTGTGAAGGCGGCCGAATCGCAGGCGGAGCGCGAGGTCAACAGCCTGCATAAGGGGCTGGGTGACTGATGGCCCGTATCCGCATGCTGACGAGCGTTGCGGGCGACGGGTTCTCCTGGGATGCCGGGCAGGAGATCGACCTGCCCGGCGCCGAGGCGTCGAAGTGGGCGGATGGGGTGCGCGCCGAGCTGGTGCGCACCCGGTCCGTCGAAACTCCCGAGAGTGCGCCTGCCGCAGAGACCGCCGCCCGCCGGCCCCGACGCAAGTCCGCCCCGAGCGGCCAGTAATCGGAGGGGCGGCATGACGCTGGTGACGCTGGAAGAGGCCAAGCGCCAACTCGACATCGACACCGACAGCCACGACGTCGAACTGCAGCTGTACGTCGACGCCCTAGATGCGGTCATTGAGGGCTATGTCGGTGTGGTCGAGCAGCGGGAGGTCACCGACACCGTCACCGGCGGCGGGCCCGCTCTGGCCGTGTTGCACCCTCCGCTGGTATCGGTGACGTCTGTTGCTGGTCCCGTGGGCGCAAGTTCCGTCAGCTATGCGGCTGATGGCCTCACTGTGAACGGGTCGGCGGGCGTCGTCGGCCGCCTCGACGGGGGCTGCTTCCCGGCCGGGGCATACACGGTGACGTACACCGCTGGTCGCGCTGCCGTCCCGCCGACGGTGAAGTTGGCCGCGTTGATCCTGCTGCAGCACCTGTGGCGTACCCAGTACGGGGCGACGCGGGTACCGGTGGGCGGCGCCGACGACTGGTCGGTGACGGATCCTGTGCCTGGCTTCGGCTATGCGGTGCCCAACCGGGTGCTGCAGCTGCTGGAGCCGTTCAAACTTCCGCCGGGGGTGGCGTAGGTGCTGACCTCCCGTGTTCCGGCAGCGGTGGCCGCGTTGCTGGACATCCTGTGCGCCTCCCCGGCTCTGGCCGGTGTGCGCATCGTCGACGGCCCGGAGTCCACCAACGCCACAGAACGGGACATGATCCTGGTCGGTTGGCAGCCGGGCGGTGAGGCGTCCGTGGCGTTGGAGCAGTCGTTCAACGGGGCCGGCGCCCGCACCCGCGATGAGGAGTTCGCCATCTCCTGCTACGCCGAATCCCGGCGTGGCGACAAGGCGATGGCCACCAGCCGGAACCGGGTGTTCGAGCTTGTCGGCGCAGTCGAGACCGCGCTGCGCGCGACCAACGAAGCGCCTGAGGCGCCGACTTTGAACGGCACGGTCCTGTGGGCTCATCTCACCACCGGCAACCTGCAGCAAACCGTCGCAGAGGGCGCCCTCGCCGGACTGGCGTTCACGGTGTCCTGCCAGGCCCGCATCTGATCCATCTACTGGAGGAGTTCTGACATGGCGCGTGTGCGCTTTATCGGGCCCGAGCCGGTCACCGTGCCCGAGCTTGGCGGCCGGGAGGTACAGCCCGACGAGGTTGTCGAAGTGCCCGACGGGCGGCATGAGGGCTACGTGTGCCAGCTCGGCACGTGGGAGTCCGTCGAGGAGCCCAGGGACGAAGTGGCGCCGCTGAAGAAGACCGCGGTCAAGCCGGAGCCGGCGCCGCAGAAGACGGAGGGCTGATCCATGGCGATCGGATCCGGGCTCGGCGCCCAGCTCGGCATCAGCGCCGAGTCCAGCTACGGCGTCTTCGCGGCGCCGACGAAGTTCATCGAGTTCACCAAGGAGAGCCTCGCTCTCAAGAAGACGACCGCCCAGAGTGCGGGCATCGCGGCCGGTCGTCTGCTGCCGCTGTCGTCTCGGCGTGTGCTGACGCGTAAGGAGGTGCAGGGCTCGCTGGAGATGGAGATCGCCAACAAGGGCATGGGGGTGATCCTCCAGCAGCTCATGGGCACGTCGGTGACTCCGGTGCAGCAGGGCGTGACGACCGCGTACCTCCAGACCCACACGCTCGCGTCGGTGGCGGGCAAGAGCCTGACGATCCAGAAGGGCGTGCCCCTGACGTCTGGGACCGTCACGGACAAGACCCTCGTCGGCTGCAAGATCACGAGCGGTGAGTTCGCGTGCGGTGTCGGCGAGATGCTGACCGGCAGCTTCGAGATCGACGGCAAGGACTGCGACGAGTCCCAGACGTTGGCCGTCGCCAGCTACAGCAACATGAGCCCGTTCCACTTCGGGCAGATGGCGCTGAAGACGGGCGCCTACGGCACGGAGACCGCGCTCGACGGCATCCGCAAGGTTTCCGTGAAGATCGAGCGGCCTCAGGACGTCGAGCGTTTCTACGCCAACCAGGCGTCCTTGAAGAAGGAGCCGATCGAGAACGACCAGGTCAAGATCACCGGCACGCTGGAGACGGACTACGTCGCCACAACCCTGGACGACCTGCACACCTCGGACGGCGCGACCTCGCTCGTGTGGGAGTTCGTGGGGCCGTTGATCGCGAGCACGTTCTACGAGACCTTCCGCATCACCCTGCCCGCGATCCGCCTGGACGAGGGCCCCCCGGTGGTCGATGGCTTCGGTGTCGTCAAGCCCAGCTTCAACTTCACCGGCCTGTACGACGGCACCAACCAGCCCAAGATCGAATACATCAGCACGGACGTTGCGCTGTGAGGTGATCTCATGGTGCGGGACATCCGTATCTCCGGCACCGGCCAGCTGCTCGACCTCGCGGGGCGGCTGCGCCGGGCCGGTCACGAGAACATCCGCCAGTCCTACACCCGCCGCATCCGCCGCGCCGCCGAGCCCCTGAAGGACGAAGTTCAGGACGCGATCCGGCACATGCCGCTCACGTCCTCCGGCCGGAGAGGCCGCGGTGGCCCTTCACCGACGACGCGCCCCTTCCGCGCCTCGATGGCCGACGCCGTCCGCCTGTCCGTGCGCACCACGGGCGACCCCGGCGCCAAGATCTGGATCGACCGGAGCCGGCTGCCATCGGACATCACACTCGGTGTCCTCAACCAGATCAACGACACCGGGCGCTTGCGCCACCCCGTGTTCGGCAACAGAAGCAGGTGGGCGTCCCAGTTCGGAGGCCGCGGCTTCTGGGACAAGGCCATGCAGAACCACCGCAGTCGCATCACCCGTGAAGTCGAGCGCGTCGTCGATGACGTGCGTCGGCGCATCGAATAGGAGCACCCCCCGTGATCGTCGTGTACACCCCTGCGAGCGGTGAGCCCGAGCACTACGACGCCTCGACGTTGAAGGTGTCCGAGGCCTCGATCGTGCAGCGCACCGTCGACATGAAGTGGCAGGAGATCCTGCAGGGCCTCGGCGAGGACGACCTCGACGCCATGCGCGGGATCGTCTGGGTCATCAAGAAGCGATCCAACCCGTCGCTCAGGTTCGGGGAGTTCGACCCCGGCGTGACCGAGATGACCTCCCGGATGACGAACGACGAGGTGGCGGCCTTCATCGAGCCGCTGTTCGCCCAGGGCGTCGCGAACCCCGACCTCGCCACGGAGGTCGTGGCGGACATGCTGCGCTCGCGGATCGCCGAGGCCGCCTTCGATCCTGAGTACGCCAACGATCTGATCGACAGGCTGGCTGCCGCGGCGGAGGACGGCCCAAAAGACCAGCCGCAGCCGGGGGCGAACGAGGAGAGCGATTCGAGCCAGAGCCCGACATCGAGCACGCCCGAGCCGTCTACCTCGGGCTCTTCGCGCACCTCCTCCACATCCCGCCGCCGGTCGTCGACGACCTCCTCGTCAGCGACTTCTACAACCTGACCGCATGGATCGAGCAGCACCAGGCGGCCCTGCAAGCCGAGAGCGGGGGGTAGCCGATGCCGTCGATGACGTTCATCCTGACGGGCCGCGACCAGTTGTCACGGGTTCTGGATGCGGCGGGTGACGCAAGCAGTCGGCTGGCCAGGCGGCTGGAGGACGCAGCCCGCCGCAGCACGACGTCCGTAGGCAATTTCACGACGGACGCGAACGGGCGCCTGCACGACCTGCAGGGTCGGTTCGTTGCCACCTCCAGCAGCGCCGACCTGATGGCTGGCTCCTTCGGAGAGCTACGGAAGGCGGCGCTGCTGCTCGCGCCGGCCGCGATTCCGGCCGCCGCCTCCCTCGCGCCGATCGCCGCTGGCGCGGCCACGGTGGCGGTGGCGACAGCGGCGATGACCGCAGCGATCGTGCCGCAGATCGCCGCGCTCAGCGAGGCCGCCGAGGCGGAGAAGAAGTACGAAGATGCGGTCGCCAAGTCGGGGGCGCGCAGCGAGGAAGCCATCCAGGCCCACACCGCCTACGTGCAGACGGTGTCCAAGCTTCCGCCGGAGACCCGTAAGGCCGCGGCCTCTCTCGGCGTCCTCAAGGACTCCTACAAGGCGTGGTCGGACTCGCTGGCCGGCGACACCATGGCCCCGGTCACCAAGGGCCTTCAGCTCGCCAACACGCTGCTGCCGAAGACGACAGGCCTCGTCAAGGCGACGAGCGCCGAGGCAGACCGGTTCGTCACCATCATCGGCGGACAGATGGCCTCCCCAGGCCTCGACGCCCTGAATAGCAAGTTCACGACGTTCGCCCAGCGCACGCTCCGCTCCATGAACGACGAGCTGGTGCACCTGCTGCGCACGTCCGAGGGCGGCGAAATCGGCGGGAACGCCCGCGAGTTCATGGACTGGGCGCGCGCCCAGGGCCCGACCGTGGCCAGCGTCCTGACCAGCGTGACGACCGCGCTCCTGCACGTGCTGCAGGCGGGCAGCGACGTCGGTGTCGGCCTGCTGCAGACCGTCGATACGGTGGCGGGCCTGGTCTCGGCGGTGCCGCCCGAAGCCATCGCCACGTTCCTGCAGTTGGCGCTCGCCCTGAAGGTGACGAAGGCCGCCGCTCTCGGCCTGGCCGCCGGCCGTACCGCTCTGGTCGCGTTCGCCGCACAGATCCTTGCGGCCCGGGCCGCCTCGACGGCCGCCGGCGGTGGACTGTCCGGGCTGGCAGCGGCGTTCGGTGCGCTGTCGCGGGCGACCAAGGTGGCGCTGATCGGCTCCGGGATCGGGATCCTGGTCCTCGCCTTGTCGCAGCTGTCGGAGATGGGCAAGAAGACCCCGGCAGACGTCGACAAACTGACCACCTCGTTGCGCGGACTCACCGACACCGGGAAGATCACGGGCGAGGCCTCGCGTGTCTTCGGCAAGGACCTGTCGGGGCTCGCCGACAGCCTGCAGAAGGTGACCAACCCAAAGGGGCTGGACGGCTTCCAACAGTCGCTCGTGTCGTTCTTCGGCACCGACTCGACGCCGGTGAAGGACGCCAAGGACAACATCAACGCCCTCGACACGTCGCTGGCGAACTTGGTCAAGAACGGGCAGGCCGGCCTCGCTTCAGACGCCCTCGGCATCATCACCAAACGGATGCAGGCGCAGGGATTCTCCGCTGAGGAAGTCCGTGCGCAACTGGACGACTACAAGGCGGCATTGGCCGACCAGGCCTTCGAGCAAAAGCTTGCCGCCGAGGCCATGGGTTTGTTCGGTCAGCAGGCCCAGGACGTCCAGGCCAAGCTCGACGCGCAGAAGCAGTCCGCGGACGGGCTGCGGCAGAGCATCGTGGCGCTCAACGACGCGCAGCGTCAGGGCCTCGGCGGGATGATCGGGTTCGAGGCCAGCATCGACGCCGCAGCGAAAGCCGCGCGAGACAACGCCGGCGCGCTGTCCATGACGCATGGGCAGCTCGACCTCAACTCGGAGAAGGCGCGGAACGCGGCGAGCGCGCTGCAGGACCTCGCCTCGAAGACGGACGAGGCCGCCGGCGCGGCGCGGGAGTCCGGATCCAGCTGGGAGGCCGTCAACGGGATCTACTCGCGCGGCCGCACCAAGCTGATCGAGTCGGCACAGGCCATGGGGCTGAGCAAGCGGGAAGCCTCCGCTCTGGCCAACCAGATCCTGAAGATCCCGGACAAGACCGCCAAGGTCAGCATGAACAAGGAGGACGCCCAGCGGGATCTGGAGGCCTTCAACGTGGCAGTACGCAAGTCGCCGGGGGCCAAGAGTGTCACGCTCAGCACCCTCAGCAAGACCGCCGAACAGGTCCTGGAGCAGTTCGGCTACAAGGTCAAGCGCCTGCCAAACGGGTCCGTGACGGTGTCCGCGAAGGACAAGGCCCTCGGCGTGATCCGCAGTGTCGCTACGGCCATCGCCAATCTGCGGTCCAAAGAGATCACGATCACCACGAACAAGGTGACCCGCTTCAGCACGGTGGGATCCAAGAGCGCGGTTGCACCAGCGCACCGTGACTACGCCACCGGCGGCCCGATCGGTTTCCCCGGTGGCGGCCCGATCCGCGGGCCTGGCACGGGCACCTCGGACAGCATCCCGATCATGGCCTCGAACGGCGAGTACATGATCAACGCCAAGTCGACGGCCAAGTACCGGTCACTGATCGAGGCCATCAACGAGGACCGTCTCGGCTCGGGCTACGGGATGCCGGGCGCCGGGGCCGCTGTGGCGGCGGGGCTCGCCTCCGGGATGTCGGCATCAGCCGGCACCGTGAACGGTGCTGCCCGGGCGATGGCGGCCGCGGTCACCGCCGGGATCCGTGAGGAGCTGGAGATCGCGTCTCCGTCGAAGAAGACCACCGCGCTCGCCAAGGACATCGGTCGAGGCCTGATCGTGGGCCTGACCGGCAGCCAGGCAAAGATCAAGTCGGTCAGCGCGGACCTGGTCAAGGACATCCAGACCGCCTTCTCCGGCCGCAAGGAGTCCGGCCTGGTCCGGTACGTCGACAAGCAGACCGGCCGGCTGTTGGCGGCAGCGAAGAAGCGTGACGCGATCGTCTCCAAGATCGCCGAGGCGAAGAAGTACGCCTCCGACCTGACCTCTTCCACGCGCGAGGGCGCGTCCCTGTCGAACCTCGGGCTGGAGCCGGAGCAGGTCTCGGCTGGCAGCATCAAGGCCGGGCTGGCGGGCAAGCTCGCGCAGATCAAGCAGTTCACCCGGTACATCGACCTCCTCGCCAAGAAGGGCTTGGCCAGGGGCCTGCTGCGGCAGATCCTCAACATGGGCCCGGAGGCCGGGTACGCCTACGCCTCCGCTCTGGTCGGCGCGGACAAGGGAACCTTCAAGCAGATCAACGCCCTGCAGTCGCAAGTCGACTCGTCGACCACGGCCCTGGGCAAGTCCGGCGCGGACAAGCTCTACGACAGCGGCCGCAACGCGTCGAAGGGCTTCCTCACCGGCCTCCTCTCTCAGGAGAAGTCGCTGGAAGCGACCATGGAACGGCTCGCCAAGTCGATGCAGAAAGCGCTGCGCAAAGCGCTCGGCATCAAGTCGCCGGCCAGGGCGATGATCCCGGACGGCGTCAACACCGTCCGCGGCGTCGCTCTCGGAATCGAGGCGGGCCTGCCGCACGTCGACCGGGCGATGGACACCGTCGCGGGCCGGATGGCCGGACGCGCGGCTGCCGCACCGGTGGCCGGCCGGGCGGCCGTCGTGCGTGGCGGCGGCGGGACGATCGTGCAGGTAACGGTGCAGGTCGCGCCAACAGCCGATTCGGTGAGCGTCGGCAAGGCCATCCAAAAGACGCTCTTGGAGCTCAAACGGAACAGCGGCGGCGGTCAGCTCGGCCTCGCATAGGCGGAGCCGAGGCTGGCGCAGGAGGGGGTGAGTCGTGACGCGGGTGTGCGTGGAGGCGGCGTTCGGTACGACGCTCCAGGAGGCCGTCCAGTCGGGCGGCACCTGGACGGACCTCACGGCGCGCGTCGACCTGGCCGCCGGGATTTCGATCACCGGTGGGGCGCAGGACGAGCTGTCGACCATCCAGGTCGGCACGTGCACGCTCACCTTCGACAACGTCGACGGGGCGCTCACCCCGGAGAACACCGCCTCGCCGTACTCCCCGAACGTGATCGACGGCGTGCCTCTGCGGGTGAGCACCTTCAGTGTGATCACGAACTTCGTGCGCAACCCGTCCTTCGAGGGCGGCAGCGTCGAGACGTGGGAGTGGCCGGCCGGGGTCGAGGTGACCGCGGTCAGCGGGGCGGTGAAGACCGGCGCGGGCGCGGCCCGTGTCACCTGGTCGCCATCCGCCAGCGACTACTTCCAGACCACGCTGTACGGGCTGACGATCGGCAAGGCCTACACCGCGTCCGCGTATGTGCGGGTGCCGGCCGGGGACGTCGCGGTCAAGCTGCGCGCGGGCGGGCAGGACTCGGCGGCCTCTGCGGTGAACGACGCCTACACCCGTCTGACGGTGTCGTTCACTGCGACGGGTGCGGTGGCCACGCTGCGGGTCATGCCCAACGCGGCGCCGGCCGCGGGCGACCTCGTGTCCGTGGATGCGGTCATGGTCGAGGAGGCGGCGAGCGCCTCGGCGCTGAACTACGTCTCCAACGGCTCGTTCGAGTCGGGCACCAGCGGGTGGGCGCTGGGCAGTGACGCGGCGACCTCGTTCGCACAGTCGGCGACCCGGGCGTGGCAGGGCGCGCAGTCGATGCTGGTCACGTGGGGCGGGTCACTCATCTCGAACCCGACGTTCGAGACGACGCTCTCCCCGTGGACGGCGGGGGGCGGCGCGAGTGCGGCGCGGGTGAGCACGGTTGCCCAGTCCGGCAGTTGGTCGGCGCAGGTGACGCCCAACGGGGTCACATCCAACCCGCGCATCGAGTCGGAGAAGGTCACCGTCACACCCGGGGTGTCCTACCGGCCGTATGGATATCTGCGGTGCACGGCCGCTCGCACCCTCGCTCTCAACGTCAACTTCTACGACGCGTCTGACGTTTACATCTCCACTCTGGGCCTGAGTGCCGGAGTGTCCGCAACGACGTGGACCCTGTTCGACACGACTGTCGTCGCCCCTGCGGGCGCCGCCACGGCGACGCTCGTCCCCACCATTGGCGGAACGCCACCAGCCACTGACCTGATGCACGCAGATGAGGTGCGGCTGCTGCCCGCCGGCGGCGGCCCGTCCCCGTCCGTGGGTACTACCGTGACGGCTCTGACCATCGGCGCCACGTACACGGCGAGCGCCTACGTGTGGGTCCCCTCAAGTGGCCGGCCCGTGCAACTCGCGGTGTCCGGGATCAGCGCCGGAACTGCGTCCGTGCAGACCGGCACCTGGGAGCGGATCACCTACACGTTCACCGCGACCGCGACCTCCCACATCCTCCAGGTCGTTCCGTCGGGGTATCCGTCGGCGGGGCAGCAGGTGTGGGTGGACGCCGTGCAGCTGCAGGAGGGCAGCAGCGCAACCGCGTGGAACGCCCTGGATGCCGGGCAGCTGCACACCCGGTTCTGGGGTCTGGTCAACCAGTGGCCCGTGCGCTTCGTGGGCCTGAACTCGAAGGTCACCGTCACGGCGTCCGACGTGCTCAGCGTCCTCTCACGCGCGGATGAACAGATGCGGCCGATGCTCGTGCAGGAAGTCCTGCTGTGGGGGCCGAACGCCTACTACCCGATGGACGAGGACGGGGACGCGACCTCGGCCGGTGACGCGTCCGGACTGACCGGCCCGCAGTCACTGGCGATCGGGCAGACCGGGTCCGGGGGCGCCATCGCGTTCGGCGCTGGCGCGGCCCCGCTGGGCCTGTCCGGCGCCCCGTTGTTCACCCCGGCTTCGGCGTCCGCGGGGAAGTACCTGCGGGCCGCGCTGGGCGCCTCCGCGAACGGCGCCTCGTTCACCGAGGCGCTGATGGTCGAGGCGTGGTTCTCCACGTCGACGGCGGGCCGCAACATCCTCACCCTTCACTCCGCGGACAACGGCTACATCCTGATCCTCTACCTGGCCTCGGCGACCGGCTTCCTGACGGTCGATTCGAAGACACCCGGCGTGAGCACCGTGACCACCACCGCGGGTGCGACGAACTTGGCGGACGGCCAACTGCACCACGTCCTGTACGACGCCGAGTTCCAGGCCCTGTATGTCGACGGCGTCGGCGTCGGCGCGTTCCCCGCGATCCTGGCCATGCAGGACCTGGCCACGCTCACCGTCGGGGCCAGCCACACCGGCAGCAACCTGTGGAACGGCTCGATCAGCAACGTCGCCGTGTACTTCGACACCTCCATCCCCGCGGCGGACATCCTTGAGCACTACACCTGCGGCACCACCGGATTCGCTGGCGAGACCGCCGACGAACGCGCCTTCCGCCTGGTCACCTACACCGGGCTGAACTTCGCCGACCTCGGCACCTTCAGCACCGGGATCGCCGAGCAGGCCGCGCTGGGCAGCACCTGCCTGACGCACCTGCAGGACGTGGAGCGGACCGAGTCCGGGAAGCTCTACGCCTCCCGCAGCAACCCGACCGTGGTCCTGCAAGGACGGTCCGTCCGCTACAACCCGACGAGCGCCTTGAGCATCCTGTACGCGGATTTCGAGCCGGACGATTTCACGCTCGGCTACGACACACAGAAGGTCGCCAACACCCTGACCCTGACCCGGCCGGGCGGGGCAACCCAGCGCATGGTGCACGCGATCTCGAAGGCGGCACGCGGGCCGATCGGCCGCACCGTGGACACCTTGTGCACGACCGACCTGGTCGTCACCGACCTCGGCAACTGGCTTCTGCAGCGCTACGCCAACCCCTCGCTGGAACTGCGAGGGATCCGCATCGAGGCGTACACCATGGGCCTGGGCATCTACCGGGCCCTGATGGCCGTCGACATCTCCACCGCGCTCACGGTGACGACCATGCCCAGCCAAGCCCCCTCGTCGTCGATGTCCGCGACCGTCGAGGGCTGGCGCGAGGACATCAGCGAGCAGCAGCACAGCCTCCAGTTCCTGACGTCCAAGACCGTCGCCGACACGGTGTGGGTGCTGGACGACTCCGTCTACTCCGTCCTCGGGTCCACGACCCGCCTCGCGTACTGAAAGGGGGATGTCGTGGCCATCGCCGTCGTGCGCGCCGAAGCGTTCTACCTGCCACCGCCCGACCAGCCCGCCCACGCCTGGGCGCTCATGAAACCGGCGGAGCGGGTCTTCCACTGGGTCGAACTGCGCCAGCAGCGCCGCCTCGTGCCGCCCAAGGGGGTCGTCCTCGGGCACCGCCTGTACGCGCAGATCAACCACAACCGGTGGATTGCCGACTGTCCCTGCGGATCCGCACAGGTCGTCAGCCCCGAGGACCCGCGGATGGCGTGCACCGAGTGCGGCGGCGGCTGGTTCGCCCTCGTCTTCCCCGCCGACCCGGCGGCCATCGAGGCGGAGCTGGCCGGGCTGCTGCCGCACGAACGCAACTGGTGGAACCCCGAGGACGAGTCGGCCTGGAACCGTCCCCCCGACGACGCGCCCGATCCACTCCTCGCCGACCTGGTCGCCGAGTCGGCCACGGCCGCCACTGACGCTGAGGAGGACCGGTGACGTTCGCACCCCGCACCTGGGTCGTCGGTGAGGTCGTCACCGCCGCCCTGCTCAACCAGGAGATCCGCGACCAGTTCCTGTCCTTCTTCGGGGCCTGGACCTCGGACACGCCGACCTGGACCGCCTCAACCACCAACCCGGTCATCGGCAACGGCACCCTCGTCGGCCGCTACCTGAAGGTCGGCCGGACCGTGCACCGCGTCATCGACCTGCTCACCGGATCCACCACCACCTACGGTTCCGGGACCTACGCCTTTGCCATGCCGGCCACCGCGGGCAGCGCGACCAACCAGGTCGGGACCGCACAAGCCGTGGGCGGCGGCGCCCGCTACGCGGGCAACATCCTCATCACCGCCGGCAGTGCCACAAGCGCCTGCTACTTCCCCGACTCCGGACTCGTCCCGGTCTCCCGCCTGTCGACCATGTCGCCCACCATCCCGTTCACCTGGGCCTCCGGCTTCCAGATGCGGGCCTGCATCACCTACGAAGCCGCCTCCTGAGAGGAGCACCATGGCCGGGTTCGCCAGCCAGATCAGCCTCGCCGGATCCCCCATCGTCTACCGCGTCACGATCGGCAACGATGCCGGAGACGCCACCGAGATCTACATCGGCGGCGCATCCGCCATGCTCCCGACCGAGCGCGTAGAAGCCGCGCTCACCGCCTTCGCTGAGACGCTCGGGCAACCGCCCTTCGTCAACTTCGGCATCGTCCGCATCGCCACCGCCGAGACCCCCCTGCAGTAGCCCGCCGCACGCCCCGCGCCGACGGCCGGGGCCTTTCCCATGTCTGGAGGCCCTATGGCCATGCAGGGCCCGCAGAGATACCCCGGAGCCAGCACCGCCTACTGGTACGGCACGAAGTATCCCGGATCGGCGATGGAGTCGAACGTCATCGTCTGGCACACCACCGAGGGCACCTCGCTGCCCTCCTACGATGGCGGCGCGCAGGCCCCGAACTTCACGGCGAAGCCCAACTGGGCGGCGCAGAAGCTCGACTGGTACCAGCACTTCGACTTCGACGTGTCCTCCCGCGCCCTCGTCAACAAGGCGGGCGGTGTCGAGACGAACACGCTCAACGTGGTGCAGGTGGAGATCGTCGGCACCTGCGATCCCGCCACACACAGCAGGTGGGGTTCGGCGCCGCATCTCTACGCCCCCGAGCTGCCCGACTGGGCGATCCGCGACCTGGCGGCGTTCGCCAAGTGGGCGCACGAGCAGCACAACGTGCCCCTGTCGTCCGGCCTCACCTTCAAGGCCTACCCGGGCTCCTACGGCGCCAACGGCGTCCGCATGACGGCGGCCCAGTGGACCAACTTCACCGGCCACTGCGGGCACCAGCACGTCCCGGAAAACGACCACGGCGACCCGGGCGCGATGCCGATCGCCGCCATCCTCGCCGCCGCCAAGAACGGCACCATCCAGGAGGACGACGTGGCGCTCACCGACGCCGAAATCAAGAAGATCGCCGCCGCCGTCTGGGCGTCGGACAGCATCCCCGCGGCCCGGCCGCCGGTGAACAACACCGACTACTTCGAGGCCGACGGAAAGACCCTCAAGAACACCACCTGGCCCGGCGGCTACGGCCTCCAGACCGCGGTCGAGGGCATCCGGAAAACGCAGCAGACCCTCGGCCAGGTCGCCGAGACTGTTGACTCCCTCGCCGCGGGCGGCGTCGACCTCGACGCGCTGGCCGCCAAGGTGGCCGCGGCGCCAGGCCTCGCCGACTCGATCGCGGACAGAGTCGCCGAAAAGCTCGCCGAGCGCCTCGCCGACTAACTCATCAGAGAAACGAGAACGACATGAAGATATTCGGCAGAGAGCCCGTGTACCTGCTCGGGTTCATCGCAGCGCTGCTCCAGGCGCTGTCCGTGTTCGGCGTCGACATCTCCGACGGCACCCAGACCGCCATCAACGCCGCCTCCGCTGCTGCCGTCGGCGTCATCACCGCGATCGTCCTGAAGAACGGCGCCCTCGCTGCGATGCTCGTGCAGTTCGCGCAGGCCGTCATGGCGCTCTGCGTCGGCCTCGGACTCGACTGGTCCGCCGACCACCAGTCCAAGGTCATGGCCGCGATCGCCGCGCTCGTCACCCTGTGGCTGCGCGAACGCGTCACCGCGCCGGTGCCCGCCGTGAGCCTCGAACAGTCCAGTCCCGTGAAGGCAGGGCCGGTAGGCGTCTGAACAGGTGGAGGGGGTCCGGGCAGAGGAGGGTGCGGTGAGTGAAATCTTCGGCATCAACGCGAGTGACGCCGGACTTGGCGCGCTCCTCACCCTCGTCATCCTGCTGATCCTGACCGGCCGGCTCGTACCCAGACGCACCCACGAGGACACCCTTGCCGACCGTGACAACTGGCGGCAGGCATACCTGGAGTCCGAGAAGGCCCGCAAGGTCGAGCACGAACAGACCGGGGAGCTCCTGGAGATGGCACGGCTCGGCGGCCACATCCTCACCGCACTACCCCACCCGGGGCACGCGGACGAGGAGGTGAGCGGCGGTGATCGCATGGATCAGGCGCCTCGCACTCGGACGTGACCACACCGAACAACGGCCCTCCGAGGTGGCCTTGGAACGGGCCATCGCAGCACGCGAGGAAGCCGAAGCGCGGCAGCCGCTCGTCACGTCCGTAGCCGCGAAACTCCGCCGGGCCCGCGAGGAGAACCACTTCCGCGAGCGGATCGAGGCAGCGTTCAGAGGAGCACCGCAGTGAGAGAGTTGGGCGTCGACATGTGGATCAACTTGATCGCGTCGGCGCTGGCCGCGCTGGTCTGCGTCGCATTCGTCGTCATCTACCACGTGAAGACCACCTGGTGGCGGTCCGGCACGGGCCGCAACCTGATGGGGCTGCCGGCCGCGATCGGGATGCTTTTCCTGTACACCGTTCTGGTCACCCTGTGGCCTGACGGCTCGTTCGTCGTCGTCATGCGGGGCGTGCGCACCCTGATCGCACTGGCGATCAGCGCGCTCATCGCGCAGCGCATCCGCATCCTGCTGCAAGCCCAGCGGGAGTCCCGTGATCGAACTGGAGTGTGAGCATGGATGACGAACCCCCGCCCCCGTTCTGGCTGTCGCCGTACCCGTTCCGCGAACCCGACTGGCCACCCGACGACGAGACCGAGTAGCAGCGCCCCCACCGCTTCGGCGGTGGGGGCGTTTTCGCGTGCTCAGGCCTCGTTGAGGATCCGGTAGACCGTGGCGCGGCCCACCTTGAACTCCTCCTGCAGGTCGCTGATGGTGTGGGTCTGAGCGTCGTACAGCTCGCGCATGTGCTTGCGCTGCGCCGGCCCGAGTTTCGGCTTCCCGCCCTTGAGCCGCCCCTTGGCCTTGGCGACGGCCATGCCCTCCTTGGTGCGCTGGACGAGGAGGTCACGTTCGAACTCAGCGAAGGTCGCAAGGATGTTGAAGAACATCTTGTCCATGGCGTCGGTCGGGTCGTAGACCTTGCCGGCGAACTCCAGGCGTCCGCCGCAGCCGGTCACCTCGTCGGCGATGTCGTGGAGGTCGCGGATCGAGCGGCCGAGCCGGTCCAGCTTGGGCACGACGAGCGTGACGGCCGTGTCGGCGGGCGCCGCCTGGCGGGCGCCGTTGATCTGAGCCAGCGCGGTGTTCAGTGCGGGGCGGGCACGGTCCTTGCCGGAGAGCCCATGGTCGAGGTGAATGCTCGACTCGGGTACGCGGGCGCCGAGCAAATAGTCGCGCTGAGCGGTGAGGTCTTGCTTGTCAGTGGAGCAGCGCGCATATCCGATCCGGATGTCGGCCACACAGCATCCTTTCGTCTCATGTAGCAGGGGTTCGCTGAGAATCTTAGCGGAACACCTAGATGAGACGCAGGGACTTGGGGAGACGTCCGGCGGAGGGGGGCCTCGAACTGTCGCAACAGCCGGTCCCCTGATGGACACCGAAATGACCGTCCCGTGCCACACTGGCCGTGCGCCTAGGAACGCATCGCGCCCGGTTCGGGCAGCAGAAGGCCCGCCTCGCATCCCCCGTCGAGGCGGGCCCTTTGCTGTCAGCTGGCCTGGTGTTCTTGCTTCTTCTCCACCCAGAGGTCGCGGACGCTGGTGGTGAGGGTGCCTTCGCTCTGTTCGTAGTGGGAGAGGGCGACGCCGAGGCCGAAGAAGGTGGGGGCCCATTCGCCGACGAAGATGCCCCAGCGGTCGGCGCGGGCGAGGTCGGCGTGGCCGCCGGGTTCGGTTTTGAGGCTGGTGGCCCAGGTGAAGACGGACAGGCCGATGGAGACGAGGGCTGCGGTGTAGGCGTGTTCGCTGCGGATGCCCATGTCGTGCAGTCTCTTGATGATCATTGGCTGCTCCGTTCGTGTGGGGGTTCACGGGTCGGAGTGCCCATCGAGGCATGCCCTATTCGAGCCGTTTGCCGGATATGCCGTTTCCCTTGTCGGCTCGTAAGCTGACCCTGCTCGGGGCTGACGCGGAGGTCACCCATGCCCCGAACCATCTGGAGCGGCGCGATCAGCTTCGGCCTGGTCACCGTGCCGATTCACGTGCAGTCGGCAACCGAAAACCACTCGATCCAGTTCCACCAGTACCACCTGGAGGACATGGGCCGGGTGCGCGTCAAGAAGGTGTGCGAGATCGAGGACCGCGAGATCGCCCAGTCGGAGATCGGCAAGGGCTACGAGTACGCCAAAGACAAGGTCGTCCCCATCTCGGATGAGGAGCTGCGGGACCTACCGCTGCCCACGGCGAAGGCCATCGAGATCGAAGCGTTCGTGCCGCTCGACAGCATCGACCCCATCCAGATCGGCGACGGCTACTACCTCGCCCCCGACGGCCAGGTCGCGGCGAAACCGTACAAGCTGCTCGTGCAGGCGTTGGGCCGGTCGTCGAAGGTGGCCGTCGCCAAATACGCCTGGTCCGGGCGCGAACGGCTCGGCCTGCTCCGCATCCGGGACGGCGCGATCGTCCTGCACGCCATGCACTGGCCCGACGAAATCCGCGACCCAGCCGTCGTCGACCCGCCCAACGAGCAGGTGTCGGACGAGGAGATCGAAGGCGCCCTCGCCCTCATGGAGACGATGACCCGCGACGACCTCGACGGGCCGGAGTTCGAGGACGCCTACACCGACGCCCTCGCCAAAATCATCGAATCGAAGCGGGAAGACAAGCCCCTCCCCGAGGTCGCAGAGCCGGAGCAGCCGGCGAAGGTCCTCGACCTCATGGCCGCCCTGACCGAGTCGGTCGAGAAGGCCAAGGCATCCCGCGGCGAAGACGCCGACGTACACGAAATGCCGAAGAAGAAGACCGCGGCTAAGAAGGCGGCGAAGAAGCAGCCCGCCAAGCGGAAGCCGCGGTCTGCCTAGCCCTTCGCGATGCCGAGGATCTTGTCTGGTCGGCAGTGCTGGCAGGGGTGGTGGAAGCTGGGGTCTTTGATGAGCGCGTACTGGGCTTTGGTGGCGTCGAGGGTGGCGACCGGCTGGCTGATCTTGGGGCAGTCGGCGGCGTGGATAGTGACCCCTACGGCTTGGCCGGCTTTGCGTTCCTGCTCGGTGATGTAGCCCGTGGTTGCTCGTGCCTGCTGCTCGGCGTCTTCGATCCTCTGCCTGGTTTGCCGCAGTTGCCACTCCAGCCAGTCCGCCAGGGTGCGCAGCTTGGCGAGGCGCTCAGCAGGCGACAGGTCGGTCATGTGTTCGATATTAGGGGGTAGGCTGCGCGACGGCACACCAGGGGCAGAGAGGAGCAGGCGTGCACCCAGAGCGCTTCCACCTCACCCTCACGTCCGCCGGCCGCCCGGTGATGCAGGGCTGGTGGCCGGTGGAGGCGGTGGCGCGAGATCAGTTGTCGGTGTGGGTGGGCAGCTGGGGAACCCTGCCGGACGCCCGCATCACCCTGGTCGACGAGGAGACAGGCGCCGTGTTGACGGAGTGGCCGGAGCCGTCGTGAGCGTCCGCCATACTTCCCGCATGATCCCTGAGGAAGTCCCGGCCGTAGGTGAAGAAGACCCCGGTGTAGTTGAGGAAGGCGACGCCCCCGAGGACGTGTACGGGGAGGCGCCGCCGGTGGACACCTACCGCTTGTCGTCGCGCCCCGGCGTTGTCAGTGGCCCGTCGTAGGCTGATCGCATTCATCAGCCCACGCTCTGGCGCTGGTGGCGCCCCGGCCGTGATGCAGCCGGGGCGCGCTGCTGTCGTGAGGGTCAGGCGTCGGCCGTCTCCGGGTGCCGGACGGCCTTCTTGACGGCCATCTCCACCTCGACCCGGCTTGTCTGCTTCTCCGCCGCGTGCTCGGTGACGGCGGCTTGGAAGGCGGCTGCGGCGTCGATCCAGGCTTGCCGGGCCGCGTCGAGGTCGTCGACACCGGGGGAGAGGTAGTGCTGGTGCGCCTGCACGGCAGCGTGTTCGAGCTGGGCGAGGTCTTCGAAGGTGTGTGCCACCGGGGGATCTTAAGCGGCCGTCGTCACGTCCCCGCGCGTGACCCGGTCCAGTTCGGCGAGCAGCCGCCGATACTCGGCACGCTGCGCCTCCGACAGGGGCGGCGCCGGATGTCCACGCCCGGTCCACAGGGCGCGGATGCGGTCGTTGAGCTCGGCCGCAAGGTCGGCGGCCGTGCACGACGGAGGGCGCTCGGACGGAGTGGGGGACACGTCCCTGATTCTATCGACGACCACTGTCAGAGACTCATGGCGCGGGCGGATGAGGTAGCTCGGTGACGAAGGTGCCGATGCCCGGCTGCATCTCGGCGAGCCCCGCCTGGCGCAGCTCCTTCAGCACGCGCTTCGCGGTCACCTGCGAGATCTCGAACTCGCCGCAGATGTCCATGGCGGAGGGGAGTCGTCCGCCGGGCTCGTAGGTGCCGTCGACGATCCGCTCGGACATCACGGCGTACACCTGCCGCCATCTCGGAATCTCCGGCTCCCACTTCATGATCCCGAAGCTAGGTGGACCAAGCCGGACACGCGAGATCAGACGACCTATACGACCTATACCGCCTATCCCGCAGGAGTAGCCTGCAATTGCACAGACCCCCGCGACCGCCTGCACCGCGGCCCGGGGGCATGGCCGACGAACTGGAGCCGTCGACGTGGCACACAGTACGGAGCAACGCACGACCGCACAGCACACAGAACTCGACCAGCTCATCGCCGAAGCCAAGGACGCGACCGGCATCCTCCCCACCATCGACCGCTGCGAGGGGTTGCGCGACGGGTTGCGGGCCGCCATCACCGACCTCTCCGACCAGGTCCGCCGCCGCCTCGACGGCGCGGACGCCGGCACGGACGAGTGGATGCGCCTCGAAGGAGCGCTCCTCCAAGCGCAGGGAGCCCTCCTCGGCGGCCTCGGCCTCGGCCTACGATCGGCGGCCGTCCACGTGAAGACGCTCGGCGAGGCCGCCGAGGCACTCGCCGACTGCATACGCGACGACTGACCGCCGATGGCACCCTGCACCCGCCGTGGTCAGATCATCGGGTTACCGGCAGGAACGTTTGGCCAGCACCTGACCTGCGCAATACCAGGCGATGGCCAGAGGATCGCGGTCGGCGAGAACTTCACATGGCGGGCACAGAATCCGCCCGCATATATGCAGCAAGCGCATTCCGTGGAGGGGTACCGGAACTGTTGACTCGAAGTCCACGGCGCACCGGCATCCCCCCACACGGCGCACCGCACCATCAGCCGCTCAGGAGGTCGGTCACATGGCACCGCAAGGCGTGAGCGATCAGCAGAAGGTCCGAGTACCGGGGATCCCGCCGCCCTGACTCGTAGCGCTGGATCGACCGCCGCTCCATGCCGGCGAGGTTGCCGAGCTCTTCCTGTGAGAGGTCGGCTCGCTGACGTAACTGGGCGATGCGGTGGCCGAGGGCGACTTGCCTGGCGATGACCCAGTCGGGTTTGGGGTTGCGGCGTGCTGGCACCTCGCAAACGCTTCGGCCCTAGTGATCTTGTGTCAGTACCCAAACGGTCGCCAATCGATCAAGATGAGGGACCGGCCGCGCGAGGGCATGGCATATGCCGCGAGACTCTGTGTAGTGTGCAGAAATCGAAAGCTTGTTCGCCCGATCGGGTGAACCACCCCATGGACCTGCACCCGTTAGGCAAGGAGAGAGGTCGGGGAACAGAGCGTGCCGGTGGGCCACGTGTAGGGCGCCCCCTGTTGTGGTCACCGGCGCGAGCGCGCCCCCAGCTGACAGGCTGGGGGCGCGTGCTCGTATTTGGGAGACGGTTTGGGAGACGATCATGCAGACGGAACCCGGAGGAACACCCAAGCAACCCGGCGCAACGCGGCCCCAATCCCGGTGAATGCAGGTGGGGCGGGAAGCGGTCGCAGGTCCCCCACCGCGACGCGGCGATCTACACCATCTTCGAGGGCACCAGCGAGATCCAGCGCCTGGTGATCGCGCGGACGCTCTCCGGGATGCCCATCCGGTAGCGAAGTCTCAGCAGCAGGACGCGCATAGATCGTTCCTACAAGCAAGGCCCTCCCGGAGGATCGGGAGGGCCTTCTGCTGTTGCGCGATTAGAGATCAAACCGAACTTGGGAGACGGTTGGGAGATCGTTTTCTTCGGGAGGGCTTCAGTGGGGGATACGGGCCGAACTCGCGGCAGTCCGTGACGACCTTCAACGAGCCCTCCCACAGCCTCTGGAGGTGCTCGGCGATCGCCAGTTCCATCGCCAACGTCACATGCGAGTATGTGCCCTCGACGCCCTGGAGCACATGCCCCATCCGTGCCTCAACAGCAACCCTAGGATGATTCCCCTCATCCAGCCAGACCTTCTGAGAATGCCTCAGACCGTGCGGCGTCAGCCCCTCGACACCCAGCACTGGACGAACTCCCGGCCGGGCCTTCGCACCCCGAACCACGCCCCGCGGCGCTCGCCCCGACACCATGGGCTGCCACGTCTCCGCGTACCAGTCCCCGCCCCTCAGCAGCCGGCCGCCCCTGGGGGCCGTGAACACCCACTCGCTCTTGGGGCGGGAGTCCATCAGCTCCTGGAGCAAATCAGCGAGGAACGGCGGCAGGATGAGGCCGCGCCCGGAGTCGTATTTGTTGTCGATCTCGGTGAACTCCCCGCTGATGTACTGGCTCTGCTGCACCGAGTGCAAGCGCGCGCCTTCCCCGGTGTCCTTCAGGGTCAGCTGGTCGCGGTGCACGCCTGCCACTTCACCGATGCGCAGGCCCGTGTAGGCGGAGGCCAGCACGATGGCGTATTCGTTCAGTCCGCGCATCTCCAGGGCGTTGCGTGCGATGAGCAGCACCTGCCGCGGGGTGGCGATGACCTTCTCGTCCTTCGGTTTCGGTTTGTACTTGCCACGGCGGCCCGACTTGCGTGCGGCAACCGGGTTGTCGCTGCGTAGCTTCTCGGCGACCGCGTCGTCCATCATCGTGCGGAACGTCGACATGACGTTGTCGGCGTAGTTCTTGGAGAGGGATGCCCGCAGGCGCTTCTCCCAGGCGGCGATCCCTGTCGGTGAGAGGTCGCCGACGGCGACGGAACCCCATGCAGGGAGGATCTGGTTCTTCAGCCTAAGCCGGTACTCCTTCTCACTGAGTGGGCCGACGTCGATGGAGGGCAGCCAGGCCTGGGCCCATTCTTCGACGGTGGTGCGGCCGTCGCGCGGGTTGATGAACTGTTTGCGGCGCACGTCGACTTCGAGGCCGTGCGCGTACTGCTCGGCGGCCCGCTCGGTGTAGAAGGGCTGGCCGTTGTCGTCTTTGGAGACGGAGCCCCACTTGCCGTTGGGGAGTTTGTACCTGCCGCGCCAACGGTGCTTGCGGGCTTGCTTGTCGTAGCCGCGTTTCTCCGCGTGCGCCATGGTCACCTCGCGCATTGATCACTGATGGCTGAACTGTGGCATGCAGTGGGGGGTGCTGCCTATCAGCCTGTGACTGCTCTGAGGGTGCGCAGAACGGCGTCGTTGTCGATGCGCTGCCATCCGGCCACGGTGGTGCGCAGTATCCGCTGCAATGCGGTGGCGCCCTGGTCGGTGATGAGCTTCTTGTCGATGTAGATCGTGAAGCAGTCGACGCCGTCGTCGATCCACACTTCAACGTTGTACGGCATCCCTGACACACGCAGAACCCGCAAGCACATAGGTCCCCCAAGACCACTGCGGGCGCCCCCCATTGTGGTGTCCGGATATGACACCACACGTTCGGGTGGTGCGGGAGGGGATGTGCGCAATGAGTGTGCGGGAGGTTACGAACCGTTGGCAGCGCGGGGTTCGTCGCCGCCATCGTCGTCGTCCGGAAGGCGCCTCAGGTTCTCCTCGGCCCGCCGCCACGCGAGCAGCGCTTCCTGGATCTGCTGCGGTGTCGCCTCGGGGGCGCCGTGCACGACCACGGTCATGCGGGCGCCGTTCACGCCAGGCAGCTGGATGACGGCGGAGTCGAGCAGCGGGTCGTCGGACTCCAGTTCGTCCACAATCCGCAGCGGAAGCTTGCGGCGCAGCTTGTCGGCTTCGACCTCGCCGTGTTCGCCGGGGGGAGTGTCGGGGGCGGGGACGGGGTCGCCGCCGTCGAGGATGAGGCGCCCGGAGCCGACCGCCCAGCCGAGGTGCGGTTCGATTTTGGCGAGGGTCTGCGGCATGCGGTTACGGGGCTTGCCGGCTTCGAGGTTCTGAACGCTCCCCTCGGCGATGCCGGCGAGCATGGCGAGGGCCTCCTGCGAGAGCCCTCGGGCTTCGCGGGCCGCTCGGATGGCGGTTGCGAGCCGTGGCCACTGCAGCTTGGTCCGGTCCTCTGTCATGGCCTTCATGATGCACCACCGTTAGGCAACACGCACCCACTGAATCCCCTAATTGACCAGGATTGATCGGTCTTGGGGGCGCTTTTTTGTTGCCTCGTTAGCGCCTTATTGCGCTTGCGCCCCGCATTCACTCCCACGCACTCCGTGCACCTCTGGCCACAGGTTCAGGCGTGCGGCACCACGAAACACCCAACGAAGCCCGAACAACACCCAAGGAATCCGGCACAACGCCTTGCGGCTGCGTCATGGTTGGGTCTACGTTGAGCCCTGTGAGACCCAACGGAGCCGCAATGAAGGCAATCCGCGAGGCACGGGGGATCAGCCTTCGGCAGCTCGCAAAGGAAATCGGCAGAGACCCGGGCTTCCTGTCCCGCGTCGAGGACGACCAACAGGGCGCCAGCGACGAAACCCTCCGCCTTTACGCCACGTACCTCCGCGTCCCCACCCGCGCAATCACCCACAAGGAGACCCCCCGTGACCAGGACCGACCTGGCTCCCCCCAGCGAGACGACTCTGATCCTGCGCCTGACTGAGATCAAGGAAGCCGTTGAGCGGCTGGCCGCAGCCTCCACCGCGGCCGAGCTGGAGCTCACTGCCTTCACGCCGGCCAAGGCCGCCGAACTCCTCGGCAAGACCGAGAACTGGGTGGTCGAGGCCATCCAGGACGGCCGAATCCCCCACACCTACGTCGGCAAGTCGCCGCGCATGACGGCCGACCACATCCGCTGGGTCCTCGCCAACGGCGAGCGCAAGCCCAACCAGTACGCCAAGCCCATCGCCGCCTGAGACGGCAAACGCCCCGACCGCCGGGGGCTACCGGCAGCAGGGGCGCCGCGGCCCTAGAGCCGCCGATCCACACCACCAGAACGCAGAGACAGGAGCGTGGACCGTGTCCACTTCATCTTCCCAGAAGCCGAAGAGCTTCTACGCGGACATCCCGCCCCAGGTGTACGAGATCACCTGGCAGTCCGGCCACGTCGAGCGGGTCATCGCCCACCAGGTTTCCCACGACACGCTGCGGGTGCGCGTTGCCGCCCTCGGCGACGGCGCGTTCGGAACCGACAGCGAGGGTGCCCGGATCAAGTTCCACGCCGAGGTCGACGGGCGTTGGACGTTGCAGTTGTCGGCGCACGAGGCGGACATCCGCACGATCCGCAACATCACGGATGGCGAGCAGGCTCCCGGCGGTGCCGCATGACCGACTACCCGGAGATCGCTGCCCGGTTCGCCCGGGACACGGCCGCCCACGAGATGGTCGTCCTGCACGACGACGGCCTGTACCGGCACCTGCGGTTCTCCGCCCCCCAGGGCGGCTTCTACTGGTACGACCTGATCACCGTCCCCTACGCGTTGATCTTCCGAGGCGACGGCGAGTCCTACGTCTTCTCCATCGACGCGACCGAGGACATGTTCGTCCTCTTCCGGAAGTCCAGCTACAAGGGGTCGATCAACCCCGGCTACTGGTCTGAGAAGCTCCGCAGCAGCCGGAACGCCGCAACGGCCTACAGCCAGAAGCTGTTCGAGGGAGAGGTTGCTCGCGACCTGGCGATCGCCGAAGAGGACTACCCCGGCATCACCGAGGCCTGGAACGAGCACGTCGAGTCCGAGTTCAACATCGAGTACGAGGACGAGGCTCGCCGCGCCCTCGACGAGTTCCGCTTCGGCGAGAAGCACCGCGCCTCGTGCAGCGAGTGCGACTGGGAGTTCGAGAGCGAGAGCAGCACGGCCGCCTCGCTGAAGCTGCACCGCCACCGCAAGGAGACTGGCAACGAGCACACCGGCAGCGTCCGCGACCTCACCTTCGCCTTCTCGGACACGTGGGAGTGGCAGCTCCAGGACTTCAACTGGTGGTTCCTGTGGGCCTGCCACGCGATCCTCGCAGGCGTCGGCCAGTACGACGCCGCCCGGAAGCAGGTGGCCGCATGAACGCCGAGCAGTGGAACTCGCTGCACCCCGTCGGCACGCTCGTCTTCGCCTACCCGGGAGCCCGTCCGGAAGACGACGCGAACGACGAGCGCCTGGTGACCCGCACCCGTAGCAAGGCCGAGGTGCTCGGTGGCCACACCGACGTCGTCTGGGTCGACGGGCACAGCGCCTGCATCGCCCTCACCCACGTCGACCCGATGTCGGAGAGCGTGTGGCAGGCGGCGAAGGAAGCCGAGGCGGTCGCGGAGGCCGCGAAGCCGAAGGACACGCTCGCCCCCTGGCTGGCCAACCGCTTCGACCCGAACGGCGCCACGTGGGACGGCATGTCCGACGACGACCGCACCTACTGGCAGCACCAAGCCCGCGCCGTCCGCCGGGCCGTCGCGCGCGGCGGCTTCAAGGAGCAGGCCGCCGTTCTCGCCCCCACCCACACCACGCCCGAGGAGGGCCGATGACCGCCACCCAGGCGTGGCCGTTCGGTACCGACGCCATCGAGACCGACCCGCTCACCGCGCTCCGCATCCCGGTCGTTCGCAGCTTCAACCCAAGCTGGCACTACGTCGCCGCCTACCTCGGCACCAGCGCCGACACCGGGAACACCTTCGACCCGCCGTGGCCGTTCGCGTCGGCCGAACGCCCCACCGACGCCGAGGCCCGAATGCTCGCCTCGTTCCTGCTGGAGCACCGCAACTACTGGTTCGGCAACGAGGGCTACGCCCGAAAGATGGACCAGCGCCCGCTCGACGTCGACTCCGGCTGGAACACCGTCGTGTTCATCAAGTACGCCGCTGACGACTGGGGTTACCGCCGCTGCTCGTGGACCTACGGGCTGACCTTCGTACCCGAGCCGCCGAACTTCCCGAACCGCAAGCGCGGCCCGCTGCCGCTGGAGCAGGTCATGGACCGCATCCACGCCCACGGCGACGAGCCGTCACCCCGCTGGCGGCAGTGGAAGGCCAACCACCCCGACATCTTCCCCGCCCTGGAGGCGTCGTGAAGCGCACCGAGATCTACGGCGGGATCACCGTCAACCTCAACGACGGCCCCATCCGGACCGCCTACGGCCGCGACACCAACGGCAAGCAGACCGCGCAGCTCGTCATCGGCGAGGTCGGCGAGTCGATCGGCATCGCCGTCACCCAGTCCGACCTCCACACCATCGAGCAGCTGGAGGCTGTGGTCGCCGAGCTGAAGGCGTGGCGGGAACGGCAGAACAAGCTGCACGCCCTGCCGGAGGTGGCCTGATGACTACCGACCTCGACGGCACGCCCATCGACCTCGACCGTGCACTGATCGCCCTCGACGGCTCCCGCTGGCTGTGGACGTTCGAACACACCGAGTCGGGTGAACCCCTGATGCTCCGCATCGACACCCGCGCGGCCGCGATCCTGCCGCTGCCGGTCGTCTACCGCGACCACGGGCCGGTCATCGCCGCCCGCCAGCCCACCACTGCCGCCATGTACCGGCAAGTCCTGGAAGCCGCCTGATGGGCGCCGCGATCTGGTTCGGAATCGGCTTCATCTGCGTCGTGTGGCTGCTCATCGTCGTCCACGAAATCCGCCACTTCGACCAGGCCCCGGCCGCCCCCAAGGAGCACCAGTGAGCCTCGCAAGCCTCCTGCCCGTCAGGCTCGGCCTCTTCGACCGCAGCCACCGCCAGCCGAAGCACCGCGCCAGCGACGAAGTGACACGCCTCCAGCACAAGCTGGCCGGGGCTGAACTCCTCATGGCCGGCTACCGCATCCAGCTCGACGACCTCCACCGCGACCACGCCGAGACGATCGCCCGGATCGACGAACGCCACGGTGAGATCGTCCGCGGGCTGGAGCAGCAGATCGAGGACCTGGAGCGGCGGTTGGACACCCGCGTCCTCGCCGAGAACGTCGTCACGAAGACGCAGGAGATCCCCATCCCGCCCGACCTTCAAGCACGCTTCGCCGCGGGCCGGGCTGTGACGCTGGAGCACTCCCCGCAAGCCGTCCCGCCACCGAACCTGCCGCCCTGGGCGGCCGAAGACCGCACAGCCATCCACTTCCCTCAGGCGAGGCCGTGATGGCGGTCGTCTCGAAGGTCGTGTACGTCGCGGCCTGCGACATTCCCGGCTGCCACGAGGTGTACGGCGAAGACCCCGAATGGGCCTACCACTTCGACACCCGAGAGGCCGCACTCGCATGGGTCGACGACGGCACCGGCTGGACGAAGGACGGCGACCGGCTCATCTGCCCGGCCGACGACCGCACACACGACCAGGCCCGCATCCCCGGCCTGCTCCTCTAACCCGCCAGCCGCCCGGTGCACCTGCCCGGACGGTCGGCGCACAAGAAGAAACCCCGCCCGATGACAGCGAGCGGGGGTCCACCACCACTCTCTCAGGAGATCCCGTGTCCGTCACGATCAACGCTCACCAGCTCGGGCTCATGCTCGACAAGACAACCGCCCACATGGGCGGCGACCACGTCGAGCAGCTGCACGGCGTCCGCCTCGACACCGACGCCCGCTACCTGTACGCGGTCGCCACCGACGCCTACACGCTGGCCGCCGCCCGCTACAGCCTCAACAAGGGCGACTGCGACCAGGAGCCGTGGGCCGCCCTCCTCCCCGGGGGAGCCGTCGCCACGGTCCGCGAGTGGGCGCGCGCCATGAAGGGCGCCGACTGGATCACCGTCAGCCTCTCCAAGGACCGCCTCGTCTTCGAAGGCCCCAACACCGACCTGAACATCACCGTCAACACCGCTCAGAACTACCCGGACTGGCGCGGCCTGTTCCGCCGCATCGCCGCCCAGACCGTCGACGGCGAACCGTTCCCCGCCCTCAACTCCGACTACCTGCAGCGTTGGGCATCGGCAGAGCAGAGCCTCCGCACCCGAGTGACCGCGGACCGCAAGGCCGTCCTCTTCTTCGGCGAAGACTTCATCGGCGCCCAGATGCCCACCACCGGCGGCGGCATCGGCCCGTCCAAGAACCAGACCATCGACGACGCGAAGAGTCTGTGGCAGTGGACGCTGTCCGCGGGCGCCACGGACGTCGACATGGCCAGCCTGCCGAAGCCCACACCGCCCCGCTTCGACGCCAGCCACGACATCAGCGAAACCGCGTCCATCCTCCTCAAGGGCGTCCTCGAGTCCACGCAGAACGCCCAACTGTCCGACTGGGATGAGGACCAGAACGCCTGGTACGCGCACATCCGCTCCGGTGTCTCCGACTGGATGGCCTACCGGTTCCTCGACGCCCTCCACCAGGTCGACCCTCGCACCGCTCAGGCCGTGATCGACGACACCGCCGAGCAGCTCGACTCGGGGGAGCTCGGCGAGTGGGCCTGGGACATGGCCGAGCAGTCCGGCTTCAGCCCGAAGCAGTGGCAGGACGACCACGAGAAGCGGGTCGCGAAGCAGATGGCGGAGGAGCCCCGCAAGTGGGCGGTCCGCCTGGCGCGCGGGCTGAACGACGCCAGGAAGGCCGGGATCAACTTCCGCGTCGACGACAACCCGTTCGTCACCTACGACGCCGAAGCCGAGGAGTGGAAGGCCGTCAAGCCGCAGCCCGCCGAGCCGGCCGACGCCACCGCCTGACCAACAACCCCATACCGGCCGTGTCGAGTCCCCCCAACTCCGCGGCCACCCAGGCGGCCAGCCCCGCACCACCCCCCCTGGTCGGGGCTGGCCGTCACCCATCAGCACACCTTCAGGAGAGTCACATGAGCACCGAAAGCACCACAAAGCAGGTGGCGCCACTCGCGTGCACCCGCTGCGGCGACGAAGTCGGGCCGTTCACCAAGGACGGCCTGTGCGAGGAGTGCGAGCCCGAGACCGCCAGCGCCATGCGCGGCGCGCTGGAGGACAACGCCAGCGACATCGTGGTCTCCGGAGTGAACCGGTGACCGCCGCGGTGGAGGTGGAGGCGCCGGCCGAGGTCGAGGCGGGCGTGTACGACAGCGTCCCGTCCGAGGTCTACCACGCCGACCCCGTACCCGGCGGCAGCCTCTCCTCGACCGGCGCCCGCAAGCTCGCCACCGAATGCCCGGCCGCCTTCAAGCACTGGCTCGACAACCCCGAGCCGACCAAGAAGGAGTTCGACTTCGGCACCGCCGCCCACAAGGTCGTCCTCGGCGACGGGCCCGAACTCGTCCTCGTCGACCGCGACCGCTGGGACACCAACGAGGTCAAAGAGCGGATCAAGAAGATTCGCGCCGCCGGGAACATCCCGCTCAAGCGGCGCGACCTCGACAGGGTCCACGCCATGGCGGACGCCCTCCGCCTCCACCCCGAAGCCGCCGAACTCCTCGAACCCGGCAGCGGAGTCGCCGAACGCACGATCATCTGGAACGACCGCGGAGTCTGGCGCCGCGTCCGCATCGACTGGGCCCGCCACGACGGCACCCTCGTTGACTACAAGAGCTGCAAGTCAGCCAACCCGTCGAAGCTGACCAGCCACCTCTTCGAGTACGGCTACCACCAGCAGCAGGAGTACTACCGCGACGGCGCCCTGGAGTTCGGGCTCACCGAGCTGGTCTGCCCGTTCAAGTTCATCTTCCAGGAGAAGGAACCGCCCTACCTGGTCTCGGTGATCGAGCTCGACTCGGCTGCCTGCGCCATCGGCAAGCACCTCAACGAGGTCGCCCTCAACACCTACGCCCTCTGCCGCCAGAACGACGCATGGCCCGGCTACCTCCAGACCCCGCTCATCTCGCCGCCGGCCTGGCTCGCCAACCAGTACCGCTAGGAGAACCTGCATGTCCCAGCTCGGAAAGCCCGTCCAGACCGGCCGCCCCGCGGCCGAACAGAACGGCAACGCAGCACAGTTCGCGTTCCGGCCCGCCAGCAAGGCCGGCCGCAAAGCCCGCCTGTCCATCCAGGGCATGTCGGGCTCCGGCAAGACCTGGACCGGACTCGGCATCGCCCACGGCCTGTCCGAAGGCCGCCGCTTCGCCGTCATCGACACCGAGAAAGGAGCAGCCAGCCTCTACGCCGGCATCAGCGGCATCCAGTTCGACACCCTCGCCATGGACCGCTACGACCCCCGCGACCTGGCCCGCGCCCTCGACGCCGCCGCACAGGCGGGATACCCGACCGTGTTCGTCGACAGCCTCTCCCACTTCTGGAAGGGGACCGACGGCACCCTCGACCAAGTCGAAAGGGCCAGCAGCCGGTACGGCGGCAACAAGTTCGCCGGCTGGAAAGACGGCACCCCCATCCAGAACGACATGGTCGCCGCGATCCTCGCCTACCCCGGCCACGTCGTCGCGTCGATGCGCTCCTACACCGAGTGGGTCCTGGACGGGGGCAAGCCGAAGCAGGTCGGGACCCGGCCCGAGCAGCGCAAGGGCATCGAGTACGAGTTCGACGTCGCCGTGGCAATGGACATCGACAACACCCTCGAAGTCCTCAAGTCCCGCTGCCCCTCTCTGAACCGGCAGGTCATCAAGCGGCCGAACGGCGCCCGCGACATCGCCGGCCCGCTCCTCGCCTGGCTGGCTTCGAACCCCCAGTCCGAGACGGACCCCGACACCACCGAGCAGTAGCCCGCACACGCGAAGGCCGGCCGCGGGCAGCGCGGCCGGCCGCCACCCAGAACACCACACCCCGAAGGGAGCACGCCATGCCGCGCCTCACGCTCGCCGAACAGGTCGCCGCCGACGCCCGCGACAAAACCCTCACCCAACTCGTCCGCCAGGCCTCCGACTGGGACCGCAACGTCGTCGCCCAGGCCGTCCTCATCTGGATGCGCGACCACGACACCGTGTCCGCGAACGACTTGCGCGACCAGCTGCCCGACGTGGCCGGCGGCGTCCTGCCCGGCGTGCTGCGCGGCATGTCGCACAACTTCCTCATCGGCACTGGGGACTTCGTGCCGTCCACGGCGCCCGCCACCAAGGGACACCGCATCGCCGTCTACCGGAAGCGCACCGCCGCAGACCGGGCGGAGGCGGCGTGATGGCCACCTTCTTCGCCGCCATCGCGATCGGCATCGCCGCCGCGGCCGTCGTCGCCGCACAAATCCGCCGGGCCCTCCGCGGCGGCGACTACCGCACCCGCAACGACCGCCGGCAGGCCGCATGGCTGGTCCTCTGCGAACCCCGCCCCGAACCCGCCGCACCCGGCACCAACGACGAACTCCTCGCCGCCTGCAACCAGCTCTGCCCCGACCTCGCACGGAAGGAGGGCCAGCCGTGAGCCGCCACGACTGGATGGATCAGGCGCTCTGCGCCCAAACCGACCCCGACCTGTTCCACGCCGAAGGCAGCGGCAGCAGCTACAACAACGCCAAAAAGGTCTGCGCCCGCTGCCCTGTCGCCCGCCAGTGCGCCGACTTCGCCCAGGCCGTCGAAGGAGACGCCTCCCCCAGCTGGCGCTTCGGCCTATGGGGTGGCAAAGCCCCCCGCGCC